GTGAACGCCAGGGAGCCCACGATCGCGTTCAGGGCGAACGACTCGACTTCGACAGCTGCGGAAACAAGGGTGCTGGCCATTTTACTATGTACCTAGGAAATTTTTTACTGGCGCCTGGCCACCACGGCGCCGGCGATCACCCCGGCCACGCCGAGGAGGGTCGTGAGAAGCAGCAACTTCTCGCGCCAGTCCTGGGCACACTCGCATGGACGGCGCTCAATGTCCCACAGGAAGCTGGTGATTGCTGCGAACGCGAGCAGGCCTGCGACGCCCACGAGACCCGCGAACGGCACCAGGTACTTGCCATCCTTGATCACCACGAACACGAGCGGCGCAGCAATAGCAAACGCATACCAATACTTGAGATACTGGCGGCGCCAATCTGCGCCGCACTGGCACCCCTTGCGCTCAAGGCTGATGATCCACGACAGCGCGATGGCGTTGATCACGAGGCCTGGGGTGAAGAGCGCGATCGAGTTCATTAATTTTAGAAAAGAAATTTTACTCATCTTCAAAGTCACTTTCTTCTGGGATGGCTGACCAGTGGACCCTGTCGAACATCGGGCCTTCATCTTCATCCGAGTCGGAAATTTTAAAAATTTTAAATTCTGTTTTTGAAAAAGGGACGGGCTCCTTGATGGGCGTCCACGGGGCGTGGTCCAACGGGTCCCAGGGCTCAGGCCCCTCCATATGATTCCTTGGCCTTTTCAACCGCGTTCTTCAACGCACGCTCTGCAGGGGACTCGGGCTCCCACACGTCCCATGTATCGGCACATTCGTTCACCTTCATGAGCGTCTCATCAGTGCCCTCATAGCGCGTCCACGTCTCCTCGGCGTCATCCACCTCTTCGATGTCCCCGTCTGAATCACTCTGTGATTCTTCATAAATTTCTGGAAAAAGAGAACCAATCTGTTTCCCCGTGACGTTGCGCGCTGCAAACATGAGGCCGAGGCACATGTCCTGAGCGAGCACCGTATCGCGACCGCACCCCTTGGCATAGTGACTGGCGACGACGACGGCCGACTCCATGACGGGTAGGAATATGTCCATCACGGATTGCTCCATTTATTTTAAGGAATAAAAGAACTTTGGCCGGTTTCATCCATGTTGTCGAACAGGACACGTATTGTCTTGAAGCCATCCACCTCGAGGAACTGGTAGTACCGGGCCCAGATGGAGACGATGCGGTTCTGGGCCAGGGCGGGGTTCTGACGGGCCAAATATAAATCAAAATATTGATGTTTAAGTCGGCCAAAGTTGACGGCGCCTGAGGGCCTGGGCGACTCGGGATCCAACGAGAACGAGTACATATAGAATGGTCTGCTTGGCACACGGGTATGGTTCTCTATGAATTGGGCCGTTCCTAGGAGGAGGTTCGTGCCTATGAGTGGGTCGAGGCGCTGGGCCTCGTTGAAGTAGATGGCCATCGAATTCAATTGGTTTATATTTGAAAAATTGTTGGAGTATGAAGGTCCGGCTATGTTGGACGAGTCGAGCCAGTAGTCGAATCCCTTGGCGTTCTGGTTCTGCACGGTCAAGAAGAGCTCCTTGACTGGGTGGAGGAAGTTGGTAATGCACCGCACGTTCGACGTGCCGGCCGGCACCAAGTAGCGAGCCCGCTGGACATTCTCGGCGAGGTAGACGGTCGGCCCGCGCTTCTGGATGTAGGCCCGCTCGCTTTCACCCAGAAACACGTACTCGGTCAGGAGGTTAAAGGTCATGGGGAACGTGAGGGTCGAGTCTGCACAAAAATCTGAAAAATTATTCAAAATAATTCTGAATTGCATACCCGGGACGACGGGGAGGCCGCGCTCGAGCGCCTTGAATCTCAAGGGCACGACATAACGGGACAGTGGGGCGTTTGTGCCGCCTAGAGCCGTCCCACCGATGAGGTTCGTCAGACCAACCTGCTGGCCTTTGGGCACCTCCACCTCATTCACGAGGGTGATGAACTCTCCCCAAAGACGCTCGATGAGCTGATTTCCGATGTAGAGCTCGGCGCGCTCGATCATGAGGGCCCCTGCTGAGTCATAAAAGGCGGTGCCAGGTGGCGCGCTCACGTCGAAGCGAGCGTACATGGCCGTCATGAGATCGCCGTTCATGGGGAGGGTGACGAACGAGTCGGTGCCGTAGGTCGGCTCGCTCTCAAACTGCACGTTGACGACTCGGGTGGCAAAGAGACCCTGTGGTTTATATTGTTCCAAAAATAATGTAATATCTGGCTGACCCGAAAGGATAATGTCCGCCTTGCCAAGTTGGGCGAGCACTTGGCGTCCAGCCATCTATTACTGTAGTGAGAAGTTTAGTCGTACATGAGCCCCGCAAGCCCATTCGATATGCGAAGCACGTTGTATGACACGGCTATAACCCTGAGCTCCTTGGTCTCGAGTGATGTGGTGTTGGGAAGAAAAATTTGAAATTTCTTTTGTTTTATTCTGCTCATATTGATGGAACCGGATGGGCGGGGGTCTTGGGGTCTGCGGGCCATTGAGTACATGTAGACGACGCGATCCGGTTGACGGGTGTGCTTCTCGAGCGGCTGGATCAGGTGCATGAATTGGTAGTCGGCTGTTGTAGGGTCTATGAAATCCTCGCCGTTGAAAGTGATGGCCACGCCGAGACCGGGGTCCGCGACGTAGACGTAGGGCGTGGCCGCCTGGTCCTGCACGACGAACAAAATCTCTCGGACCGGCCCCATAAAGTCGAGATCCACGACGGTCGACTGTCCGAGATTGAACGTTGCGAGTTGCGTCTGTGTGATGATATAGTCGAGCACGTGGCTATTCATCCAGCTGACTTCGGGGTCGGAGAGGTAGGCGTACTCCACGATCATGGAGGTGGTGATGTTGGTCTGATTCACGACCGTGTTGTTCGCCACGAGATCCAAAAATGGCCTGAATGTCACGTAAATCTCCATGTCCTGGCGCTGTAGTGAGCAGACCGGTACGGACAATTCTGTCGATCCGTAAAAATAGAATGGAAGATTCACAAAGTATGTGCGATCCTGTGCAGCGACGGAGCTGTCGAGTTTACCCGTCAGCAGCGTGAGTCCCGTCTGGTTCTCCTCCGGAACCGTTAGATCGTTATAAATCTCGATCATCTCACCGGTCAAGGTTTGTATGAGCTGGCCGCCAATTTTGAGCTCGGCCTTTTCCACGAGATATGTTCCGACCGAGTCCACATAGTAGTAGGTGTTGGGGGCGGGGGTCGTGGCACTCACAATCGTCACGTAAGCGTTCGCCGACACGGTGGTTGAACCCGTGCCAACGGTCGTCACATCGAGGAAGAAGACATTGGAGGTGTTGGTGCACTGGGCCAGGACGTCGATAGTATACGGCCCCTGTGTGCCAATACTAAGAGGGCTGACGGACAGGTAGTTGGGATTAACAGGTCTTGAATCCACGTAATTTTGATAAATATTTACATTCGAGACGGATGCAGAGGCTGTATCGAAATAAACCATAAATCTGTAGTTTCCTTCTTGGGCGAACTGAATGTTCCCGCCTGATGTCACTGAAATCTGACTCGACACGCCGACCCGTGTGAACATTGTGGTGAAGTTGATAGGGGTGGTGGTTCCCATGGTGATGGACGCGGTCTTGATTCCTGTGAACAAAAGCCCATTGCGTTTGGGGTTGATGCTCGACGTCGCCGTCACGACGCCGAATTGTTCAGTAGCAAAAAATGAATTATTCGTGAGGGTCGCTGCGGCGTCGGTTGTAAGGCTGATTCGGTATTTGTCGTCGGTGTTCCAGACCTGCACGGGTATGGTGAAATTGAGCGTCGGGCTTCGAGATTGGGTCGTTTGCCACGTAGTGACGGGCCCGACCGCCGTGTTGCTGAGGGTCACGGAGAAGATGTTCGCGCTGGTCGTGAGGAGCGTGCCCTTCAGGTGATATAGCCCAGTGCCGGCAAACTGAAAAGTATTTGATATGGGGTTTACATTGAGATTCTGCACGATGCCTGACCGGGTCCAGTTGACGGCTAGATTGGCCGTGGCGTTCACTAGCACCTGGTTCGTATTCAGATTGTAAAATTCATTAACATCTGTAACAGAAATTTCGGTGCCGAGGCTCACTGGACCGATGGTCAGCGGGGTCGAATCCTGCGTCTCGAGATCTATGAAATAGTACTGCGTTACATCTGTGCAGGTGATGGGGATGACTGCGATGGGTGTTTGGGGCATAGGCATGACGACGAACTCGTAGGCGTAGTCGTTCCACGACCATGTGCCGATGGGGTGGCCGTCGGTCGGGGAATGACCGACGCCTATGCGCGTCACGGGATCCGAGACGTTCAGTGTGATGATGAGCATGTAAGTGCCGGTGATGGCGAATCTGAATGAACCGGCTGGTGTGGGGAGGATAAGTGTCTGGACGCCTTGTGGCACACCGAATTTACTGAGATTGAGAAACTGGGCCCACGTGCCGGTCGATGTGGGCAATATGGAATTTAGGGTGACGCTCGTGTATGCGTTTGCCAAATAAGTTTCGGAACTATTCACGGTTGATGCAGAGGATTCAGGGATCCAGCCCGACTGCGCGAGTGAAAAGTCGGCGTAGTTGCCACGAGCACTTCCCGTGCTCACATCCCATTGTACTGTATTTGCAGTAGGTAAACGAGAATAATTTTGAGGGTCGAGCCCCCAGAACACGCCGATGGTTGTGGCGTCGGCCGTGTTCACCGTCACGTTGGAACAATTTTGAAAATAAAATTTTGTTTTTGAAGAATCGTAGAGAACCTTGGTGCCGAGGGGCGAGGCGGTGAGCCACGTGGCTATGGTCCCCGACGAGTACACGTCGAGCGAACCGGGGGTCACCACGTTTGGTGTTGCCAAGTTTCCGTTAAAATAGAGATATGGAAGCGGGCGTTGCTGACCGACCGACAGTCGCCATAGGTAGTTGGCCGATGCGGGGGCGAGAGCAGGGAGGTCCACAGAGAGCATCACGCTTCGCACGAGATCACCCTTGTATGGAATTCTACAGACGGCTTGTGATCCCCATTGAACTTGCCGCCCCTGAAACGGCACGCTGAATGCCTGAAGGCTAAATGGGGTGTGGCGTCTGTAGACTCCCTTGAAGTATGAAACAGACGGCGTCCCCGTGAGATACGCGTCTTGTTGTCCGATGGCAGCGAGCTGCACTGCCCCTGCGGACATTCCTACTAAGTTCAGAGAACTTAATTCCCCCGTAGGGTCCGCGCTCTTCCACGCCCCTGAATTTCACCGTCTACTCCAGGAATGAATATCCAGTTGAAGAAATTCGACCCGAGCAAGATGGCCGACGACAAGGTCTGCGTCTTCATCGGCAAGCGTGGCACGGGTAAATCGACGCTCGTGACCGACATTCTGTGGCACAAGCGAAAGATCCCGTCGGGCATCGCCATGTCCGGCACGGAGGATGGAAACGGACACTATAAGCAGTTCATCCCGGACCTCTTCGTCTATGGAGACTATAACCGTGATGCGGTTGAGAAGATTATAGAGCGTCAGAAGAGGAACGTTGCGGCTGGCAAGGCGACGCCCGTTTTCCTTCTCATGGACGACTGCATGTACGACCGGAGCTTCATGCGCGACACGGTGATCCGCCAGCTTTTCATGAACGGCCGCCACTGGAAAATCTTCTTCATGATGACGACCCAGTACTGCATGGATATGACGCCTATGATTCGGACGAACGTGGACTATGTCTTTGTACTGCGTGACAACGTCCGTCAGAATCGGGAAAATCTTTACAAAGCTTTTTTTGGAGTCTTTCCCACCTTTGACCAGTTTTGCCAGGTGATGGACGCCTGCACGGAAAACTACGAGTGTCTCGTTCTCGACAACACATCCAAGTCCAACAATATCACCGACTGTGTATTTTGGTACAAGGGTATGGTCAGGAAGAACTTCCGGTGCGGTTCGCCCGCCTTCTGGCAGTTTCACCAGCGCAACTACAATCCCAAACACGTGGGAGCGACGGGGCCGGCACTGACGCGCAAGACAGGCGCGTCAGTGGTCCAGGTAAAGACACTCCCGTCAAAGTAAATGGAGTCATTCGATGCGAGTGGTTCCACTGATATTACTTCATCAATTCCCACGGGACTGCTCGAGGACACGTCGAATAACGAGGAAAAAAACATTGGCCAAAATCAAATGGCGGAGTTCTCTACTTCACTTGATGACGTCGTCCCTCCCGGCCCCTCCATGCAGATGCAGGACATGGCGTTCGGCTCGGTAAATGCCAGCTCCCCGTCGGCCATCGGCGCGCCGCCCCAGTCTCAGCAGCAGCAGCAGGCGGGTCGCAAGATTCCGTTCGGTCTGACTCCCGAGCAGTACATGGCGCTGCTTGCGGGTCTGGCGGCGGTCGTGGCGACCAGCAAGCCAGTGCAGGAGAAGGTGGCTCAGTTCATGCCCAACGTCGAGGCGGGCTCGGTCAGTGCCATGGCCGTCACCGCCGCCCTGGCCGCGCTGGTCTTCTTCCTGGCCCACCGTTTCCTCAATTAGCTCTAGGTCTTATGTTTTCGCCACAGAAAGGACCCAGATCACCCGGCGAGTAGAGCCCTCGTTGAGCACAGTACTTGCGAAAATCTTTAAAATTTTTCCAAAAGGAATCCGAATGCTCGTATTCCCGAACTGTCGAGTGACACAGTTCGTGAATGAGCACGTGAACGGCGGTGTTGATGCGCGTCTCGTCCGCCGCATCACCGTCGAGACACAGGTAAATCTCGTAGCCCTTGTTGACGTTGTAGGCGATGGCCCCCTTTGATTTGTTCCAATCGCACATGCCCGTCAGGATCACGGGCTTTTTCACGGGCTCCCAGCGAGGATCCAGTTTGGGGTCGTCGCGGACCGCCTGCACTATGCTTTCGTATCGTTTACGCACCTGAACCATCATATCAGGCGGTTTATTGGTCGCCACTATAACTATGATGAGCGCCAAGCCGAGGGCCCAAATGACCCACGCATCCATACTGATACTAGACTACTAATTTTTCCTGAACACAAAGCTCGAGTAGAGGTCGGACACTCGCCAGTTTGGAGTGGTGAGCATGGGTTCCCATGCGAGGCACTGAAAACCGCGCTGCGAGAGCTCCTCGATGAGGACATCGGCGTTGAGCAAGGGCTCGCTCTTCGGCCCGTCCGCATAGAACGGCCCGTCCGTGAGGCTGACCCAGAGGCGGTCGTCGCGAATCTCGAGGGTGTTCCCTAGGTCATCCTTGAACATCGCGCCGTTTGTGAGGAGCGCGGCCCGCGCACGTTCGGGCGTGATGCCCATGAGGAGCCCCCCGGGCTTGACGGACCGCCCTATAGCCTCCAACGACTCGTGAAGAGTTTGAGAATTTTCAAAAATATAGTGCAAAGAAAAGTTGTAGCACACGACGTCGTACGGGCCGGACGCCACCGCCTGGCGGATGTCACCCTCTCCGAGAAACCACACGCCAAAGTTCATGTCGAGAGCGCGCGCCTCCGCCTCGGTGAGTGACGCGGCGTCTGGGTCGATCGCGGCTACGCGTGCGCGGACCGCCTTCCACTTCCACCAGTCGCCTCCCCGACCACAGCCGCAGTCGAGCACGAACGAGCCGGGCTTGACCCATTTTTGGATAAGCTGACGTTTGCGGTCATTGTGCAACTTCCTAAGAGCCTCCATTGTATGTACTTAAAAAGATGGCTCACTGTATCTCTAAATGGGTTCTCTCGAGCAGGACTACCTCACGGTCCCAGGACAAGTTTTCGCATGCGTCTCTTTTGTCGGCCCGGAATTGCCCCAAAAAAATGATCAACTGGGAATGAAGATCCGCGGGTGCTTCGCGACGCGTGATGAGGCGGCCACGCACGCCAAGCGTCTGCAGAAGGAGGATGCTCTGGTGGACATTTACGTCGTGGACATGTACAAGTGGCTG